CCATATTTCTGACTACGACAGATACGCGGCTCCCACATTAAGATTAGCTTGTGACTTCTTAGGAATACCTTCTCCTAAGGAAGGCGATATAGCAGCTAAAGACGTATACACAGCTTTTAAAGCTGGAAGAATAGAAGCAATAAAAGATTATTGTTTAAGAGACGTTGAAGCTACTTATAAAGCCTATGATATTGTTCGTAGATACACAAAATAACCAATACAAAGAATGAGTTCACTATTTGAACCTGCCGAAAAACAGGCAACACGTTTAAAAATGCTTATTTATGGAGCAACCGGAACTGGTAAATCTGTAGCTTCATTACATTTTCCAAATTGTGCGGTAATAGACGCAGAAAAAGGAACGGAGTACTATGGAGAATTTTTTGATTTCGAGAGGATTAAGACAGCTAATCCAACAATGGTAAAAAAAGCTATTGATGAATTATTAGAGGACCCTCGGGATAGAAAGACGTTAGTAGTAGATCCTTTTACTAATATTTATGATCAAATAATATTAGGTTTTACTAAAAAAATGGCTATCAAAAATGGTAAAAGCGATTATGTACTACAACCTTTAGACTACAGACACATAAAAGCTGAAGTAAAATACATGGTAAATAAGATGCTAGCTTTAGACATGAATATTATTGTAACTGCTAAATCTAAAACTTTATACTCCTCTGAAGATGGAGATTTTATGAAAGTTATTGGGACGCAGCCTGATGTACCAAAAGATATGCCTTTCATGTTTGACGTCGTTATAGAATTATATAATGAAGGTACAAAACATATGGCTATTGTAGAAAAAGATAGAACTAACCGTTTACCAAAAGACAAACCTTTTGAATTCTCATACGCATCTTTTACAAAATATCTAGGTAACGAGACTTTAGAAAGAGAGCCAGTTGTTTTTAACCAGCAACAAGCATTAGAAGACACCGTCGGAAGACATGCAGAAATTAAATTTAAAGGTAAAGCTTTAAAAACTGCGGGTGTTCAGGCCGGTACCCTAATGGCCTTAGAAAAAATAACTAAAAAAGTAGGGGAAAAAGCTACCAAAAAACGTTTAGCAACAGACTACAGCGTAAACAGTGTGCTGGATCTTAAAGAAGACGAAGCAATTTTATTAATAAATGATCTAACCAAAGACAACACAGATGGGATATAATTTACAAAAATCCGCAGATAAGTCAGGAACTTTCGACCCTCTTCCAGAAGGAAGATACACATGCACTATAGGTGACATAAAAGTTGGAAAGTCCTCAAATAACAATGAAACAATTAATGTGACATTTACAGTAGCAGACGGAGAACACAAAAATAGGAAAGCGTGGAATACCTTTACTATGACAGAAAAGGCTCTTCCTTTTGTAATAAATCTATTAAGAGCTGTAGATAAAGCAGACGTTATATCAGAAAGCGTAGAAGTAGAAGATATAGTCGGCGCTATTCGAGGAAAAACTGTATCAGTATATGCTGATATCGGTAGTAATGGCAAAGGTGGTCACAAAAATATACTTTCTCAATATCAGTCAGCTGAAGCTGCTGAAGAAGAAGAAGGCGGTCTTTTTGACTAATAAGTATTATAGGCGCTGGTTAATAGCCGGCGCCTTTACTTAAATCAAATTTAAAAATGATACAAGATTTAGGAACTTATAAAACTTGGTGGTTAAAAAACGTAAAAGATTTTAAAGCCGGTAGTATTTATTCTATAGAAATTGAGTATAATACTACTGTAGATATTGAAGTATACTTAAATTTTTTATGGGAAAATCTTTTAGTTAATTCTCTGCAATGTAAAACTATAATAAAAGCAAATAATAATAAACATACCTGTAACGTAGTAACTAATTTTTACCAAGGCACTAACTTCACCGGTCCTATACAATGTACAATTAGTCCGTCCAACCCTAATGATTTAAAAAAACCTTCAGGGCTCATGGCGGCTGTGTCGGGCAACAAATCTACTTTTGAAAAATTAGATATAACCAATCTAATCATTAAAAAGAAAGTCTTCGACATAGATGCTTATTTGGGAACTATTAGTTGTGAAGAATTAGAACCTACAGGAGAGGTTGATAAATCAGTTATTCTTCACGGATTTCATTACAAAGAAGATGGATTGGGGGCACACCTATGTAATCTATATAAACATGTATTTAAAGATTTTAAACATATTTCTTTCAATCGACCACTAGATCGCTTACATAGAAATTTTATATTTTTAAGCACTTTAACTAATTTTATGCCTACTACTTTAAAAAAACATGAACAAGATTTTAAATGGCTTAAATTATATAAAAAATATGAAAATGCTCATATTAGACAGCCACTTGATTACAAAAATTGTAAATTTGTACACGTATCAGGAATTGACCTGGAATCTAATATTATTGAATATAATAATAATTTAACTTCCTGGATTAAAAACACTTACGACGCAAATACTTACTGGTATTTAATGTGGGAAAACACTGGAGTTTCTACTTTAAAAGATATAATACCTACTTTTGATAATATCGTAGTTACAAATTCATGGCTAACTGACTGTTTAAAAGAAGAATACCCAGAAACTGAAATATATAAAGTAGAACATATAGCTTCCTTTCCAAACTTTATTAATAATCCAGAACCCAATAAATTTGTATATGGGTATTCAGGTGGGTTTTGGGATAGGAAAAAAGTAGATAATATAATTGATGCTTTTAATGCTTGTAAAACTGAAAATGACTATTTGAAACTTCATTCCAGAAGATTTGTAAATACTCCAGTTATGATGAACCAATTAAAGGAACACATTGCCCAAGAACCCAATAATATTATTCTTCAACATAAAACATTAGATAACGAAGAATACCAATCCTGGTGGGAATTACTAAATTGCTATGTATTTCTATCAGCTGGAGAGAGTTATAGTATTACGCCTAGGCAAGCCCTTTTACAAGGAATACCTGTGATACTAAGTAAAAACACTGCTCATTTAGATTTAAAAGATATTCCAGGAATTTTATGGGTAGAAAGTGGTGACTTTAGCGATGCTTACTATTCAGGAAGGCCTGATGACGTAGGGTCTATAGGTATGCAATATAATCCAGACATGGGTCAAGCAATTGCACAAATAAAAGAAGTAAAAAAGAATTATGGGTATTGGAAAGAAGAAGCCCAGAAGGCTATTCCTATTTTAAAACAACAGGTAGATAAAGCTAATATAAAAGCTTCTTGGTACTCATTACTAAATTAATGAATATATTACTACCTTCCATGCACCCAGATGTAGATGAAGCATTTTTTCTTTTAAGTAAAAACACTGATCATAATATTTATTTTTTAGATCAAAGTTGGGTACCGGTTATAAAATACGGTTTAAAATATACTGCGTCTACTAAAAATAGAGTTACTATTAGTTATCAAGAATTTTTAGATACTGATATAATTGACGCAGTTATTAACCCTTGTTTTGAGCAGCAGAATGATGTTATTAATAATATTATAAATAAGAAAGGCTCCTCTGTAAAATACATCTCTTATTATGGAAATGAATACCATACTGGAGTAATAAATTTTAATTATTTTAAGAACGTACTATCAGCTAATTTACATGCCTATCAGGTTGGAAAATTACAAGGTGTGCATTCTTCACATATACTACTCCCTGTAGACTATGAAGTATTCCAAGAAGCTCCAGAAGAATCCCTTACTGTTCTAAATAGCTATATTAATAGTTATGGGGAATTTTGGGCACACTCTTTAGCTTTGTATTCTCAATGTACGGCCCAATTTCCAAATTTAGATTTTAGAAGATATGGAGTTGGGGAGCCTAATGGATACATAAGTGGCCCTAACTTGTACGACAGTTTCAAGGAAGAAATAGCTACTATGCATATTAAAGAAAAAGAGGGTTATGGGTTTGCTACAATTCAAAGTTTAGCTACAGGAAGACCTATAATAGCTTTTAAACCCTTCGTTAGGGGCAAGACTATGGAACGATGGATTACTGATGAAACAAGTATTATTCTTGAGTCTACTGCTGAGTTTAAATCTAAATTAGATAGATACTTAACTGACGAAACTTATAGACATAATTTACAACATAACGCTGCAGTCAAAATACGAGAAATTATAAATTTTGAAGAACAGCAACAAGTGTTTAACAATTTTCTAGAGGAGTTAATTTAGATGCAATTAAATAACATTGTAGACAAAATTTACTGTATAAACTTAAAACGCAGACCAGATAGATTAACACTTTTTGAAGAAAGATTCAAAAATGCTTTTACCACAAACGTTGACATACCCTCCTTACAGATTCTCGAAGCGGTAGACGCTCGTAGTCAAT